TGTTTTCATTATATTGAAAACTAGATAGTCTATGTAAAGATGGTAAATCATTGACATTGTCAGGATAATATAATTCATTAGCATTGACTTCATAACTGTATACTTTACCACCATTATTATTAGCGACATTTTTAGCGTATGATTTATCTGTTGTAACCCAATCACCGCTGTTTAATTCATTTACTGGTGAAGCTCTATATATTGTTACTTTTTCATTAGGATTATTTAATATTTTTTTTAATTTTTTTAAATCACTTTCACTTTGATTTGTTAAATATCCATCAATATCTTTTATTTTTGTTGTAATATCATCAACATTTAATTCTGTTATTGGTTTTGCATTTTCTATTTGATGACTTCCTCTGTAGTTTTGTTCTATTGAATACTTAGTACTTGCCATTTCATTGTTTTTATATTCTTGTTTATAAGCATTTTCAAAGTTATTCTTTATGTTTTGCCAGTATAATTTTTCACTTCTTACTTTACCATTATTTATTATTGAGTTTAGTTTACTTACTACCCAGTTATAAATTGATTTTGCTACACTAGGTTTACTATTTACTAATCGATTAATAAATTCTTGATTTCCTAGTTTTCTTCCTAAGACATCTGCTACAACTTCTTCATCTATTAATGAATTGAACTCTGCTGAGTTTGGATCATACATTGTTGAATATGTATTTTCTAAACTTTGTCTTGCTTCATTATAACCTTGTAATGTTTTAACATAGTTTAATACTTCTTGTGAATTTAAAGTTGTATTTTTAGAAGATAGAATATCATGTGTTAATTCGTGTACTGCTACTTCTTCTACTATTGTATCTAATGAAGCATTTGGATTAAATATTACTTGTCTATTTCCATTTGCATCTTTAGTCCATAAAGCATTTACACTATTATCATTAAATCTAGTAGCATCCCATCTTGATTCAATACCTCTATTTTCCATTAAATTTTGTACTGTACTTTGTGTTTCTGGTTTAATGTTATACCTAGATGCACTTTCCATTAAATTCATACCTTCAGTACTTACTGTTGGTAGACTTAATTCTTGATTTATTCCTTTTCTTCTAGTTGCTAATTCTTGTTCTACTTGTTGATTAATTTGTTGTCTTTGTTCTATATTAGTTCTTTGTAATTTTTCTAATGGACTTTCTTGTGGTGGTAGTACTCCTTCTTGTATATCTTCTTGTAAAGCATAATTATTTATTTTTTCTTGTAAATTAGACCCTTGTGTATTTCTAATTCCTATTGCTTTTGTACCAGCACCTACTATTCCTGATGCTACTGCTGCAATAGCCATTTGTTGTCCTACTTCTTCCCAATTCCAATCTTTATGGAATTTAGCACCTTTTCCATTTGATGCAGCATCAATTCCTAAATCTAATAATTGATTACCTGCATATTCTAAAAGTTCCTCTGTTGCTTCTGAAGTTGCTTGTACTCCTAGTCTTGCTAGTTCCTTACTCATACCAGAAGTTAATTTGCTTGATATTTTATTTGCTACTGCTGTATCTAATCCTGATTTTCCAAATAAACCAAATAATCTTTCAGTTGCTAATGATATTCCACCACCAACAAGTGCTTTAGTCCATGCTTGTTCATTTGTTACATTTTCTTTTGAATATGCTTCTCCTAATGCTCCACCTGCTGATGATCCAAACATTGCAGCACTTCCTAAAACTGGATTTACTGCTGATGCAGCACCATATCCAGCAATTTGACCTATACTTTTTACTATTTCATTTCCAGTTTTTCCTAATACTGAAGCATCTTGTGTTGCTTCATTTATATTTCCAAATATATCTGCTGCTTTTAATCTTTTATTTGTTTCTTCATCTTTTCCAGCAATTCTATTTCTAACTTTGTTAGCCCATTCATCTTGTCCTATCAAGTCAGCAGCTTGTGCTACTCCTCCAGCTACTAATTTACCTGTTCCAAATCCTACATCTGATACACCTTTAAGTACTCCAGATGCAACATTTGCACCTGTTCCTAATATTGTTTTACTTATATCTCCAAATTGATAACCATCGCTTAAAGCACCAGCATCAAGCCAAGAATTATTTGTTTTTTTTCTTTCAAAACTGTCTTCTTTAATAAAATTATTACCACTACCATTATCACTATATGTGAATGGTTTTATAGTTAATACTTTATTTTTATCTTCTTCTTTTTTCTTTTTGAGGATAGTACCATCACTTTTTAAAATATAACCCATAACTTCCTCCTATCTTTGTTTTTACCAATTATATTCATTTGGATTTATTTGTTTATACTTGTTTTCTCTACCTTCCCAATACCATAGTGTTCCATCTTGTGCTTGCCATACATTTTGTTTAACTGTCTTAGTTTTTCCTGCATCTTCTCCATATTTAGCTGCAGTATCCATTACCCATGTATAACCTGTATTAGCTAATTCTCCATGTCCACTTATTCCTTTAGGTTGGTATCCATTTGAGAATGTTCCATATTTATTTGCATCTGGATTTATAGTTCCACGATAATATGGTGTACTTACTTGACTATTATCATTTAAATTAATTCCTGTTGTATCTGTTAATGATCCATAGTATCCACTACCACCAGAACTAGAATTATTTATTTTTTGTTGACTTAAAGCATATTCTTTTTCCCATTGATTATCTGCAACTTTATCTCTATCTTTTTGATATTGCATTTTTGCATCAAATTGGTTTTGGTCTTGTTTAAGTTGGTTTTGTTGTAATTCATAATTTTTATTAAATTGTCTTATAGCTTCTTTTTGTTGATTTTCTGTATTTATTTGATTCCAAATAGTGTTATATCTATTGTTATATTCACTATCTAATGCTTGACTATTAGCAAGTCTTGTTTGCATCATATCACTTCTATAATTAAAGTTTCTTAATGTTTCATCTTGTTTCATTCTTAATGTATCTAATGCAAGTTGTGCTTTTAATACATCATTATTAAGTCTAGCATCTTTCATATCTTCATCAAATTGTAATTTTGCTTGATTCATTGTTGCTCTTGCTTGTGCTGTTCTATTTTGTTGAGCAGTCCATGCTTGAGATTTTACTGTTTCACTATATCCTGAATTTCCTAGCCCTTGTTGTACTTGTAATTCTCTTTGCACTCCATAAGGATTTGCAAAATCATAATAAGCATTTTTACTTGCTATTGCTTCTTTATTAAATTCTTCTTCTGCTTTTTTCTTACCTAAATCTGCTTTTTCTTGTTCTCTTTGTAATTGACTATCATAAATTCCACTTTGAGTTGTTTGATATTGATTTAAGTAATCATTAACATTATTAGATAAAGCAGTATTTTCTCTTAATAAATTGTCATAAGTTTGATTAGCTTCATTAATTGCTGTTTGTTTTTCATTTTGCAATTGTTTATATCTTTCATCTTCTGTCATTTATTTTTCCTCCTATCTTTTTACATATCCACCAATAAAGGTTTCTAAAGTACATGAAAATAATCCAAATGGTTTATTAGAACTAAATTCTAATTGTATCCACTTAAATTTCTTTTCTTTTATTCTATATACAATATAACCTTTAGTATCATCATAAGTTCCTATTGTATTATTTCTTAATTCTGTTTTAGTTTTTAATGTAATTGAATCATTATTCATTGTTTTAACTGATGCTGTTCCACCTCGTTTGTTAGTTATTTTTCTATAACTATCATAACCTAGTGTATCTTTTGGTGTTGTCCATTTACTATTTATTCCTACAGCAGTTTCTACATATTGTTCTGTTTGTGTATTATATACTGGTACTGTATCTGTTGTACCTTCTAATATATATATTTTTCCATCTTCATTTGCTAAATATAAATCGTTTTGATATTCTGTCATATAATTAATATCATTTGGTAATTCCCAATAAAACCATTCATATTCTGGCTTTCCTGATGTTTTTTCATATAATGCTCTACTATCTGCTAGAAATATCTTACTTCCTACTAAACACATTAAATAACCTCTATATTCTGCTAATTTAATATTTTTATAGTTTGTATCACTTATTAGCTTAGAATCAACTAAACTTGACCTATGGTCGAGAATTTGGTCATTTCCTAAGTTCTTTCCTATTGCTTCTAGTCCTTTTACACTAAAGAAGCATATATCATCATTAAAATTAACTCCAGTACTAACACAACCTGTTGATATATTACCTACTACACTTGGATATATCTTTCCTACTTTATAATCTATTGTAGGTGTTAAATAGTACACATTTGAGTTATTTTGGATTGTTTCTTTAAATACCCATAATACATCATTACCAGGTATTAATGCTTTTACAGGGGCTAAATCTAACCCTACAGTACTATATGTAGCATCGCTTACATATCTTGGATCTTCTAGTTCAGTATGAAATACTACATTAGGATAATCTGGATTGCCACTAAAGAATATTCTATTATCAAATTCTGTTAATATTGTTGAATGAAGTATTTTGTTTAGATTTTCAGTATTTGTTTTAGAATAAGTAATTATTACATTACTATCACCATCTTCTGTTGGTTTTTCTGGTGCTGTATTAAAATGTACTATTCCATTTGTTCTATCTACTGTAAAATCTACTGATTCTATTTTTTCTGCACCATCTACTGTAGCTTTCATTACATAAATACTTGCAGAATCTAAGTTAGGTGAATCTAAGTAATAATCTTGACTTACTCCATCTGCAACAAATCCATTTTTTCTTAAATTAGTTAAGCAGTTAACATCTTGATATACATAGTCAACATCATCTCTATATTGCTTTCCTTCTGGTGTTGTTCCTAATCTTGTAATTGGTATTGTTCCTACTACACTTTGGCAAGTAGTTCCATCATATTCTATATAATTTATTCCATCTTTTATAAATAATACACTATTAAATACAAAACTTTGTGAATCAGCAGTATTCATACCATTAAATAGCTCAGTTTTTACTACTGGACTTTCTGGATAATTTGTCCATAAATACAATTTAGTTCCTGCATGTACTATTACTTTTAATGTATTTTGTATTCTATAAAAAAATAGACCAAATATTCTACTACCAAATTCTCCTAGCAGTGTCATACCTGGTCTTGTTTCTATTCCTTCGCCATCATCATAATTTTTCCACATATTTACTGAGTCTGGACTTCTATATAAATTTACTTCACTATTACTAAAATCTACTCCTCTAAAATTACCATATTTTCTACTTACTGTTTGTACTGCCATTAAATATCAACTCCATCTTCTATAGTTATTATTCCATTTGTTAATCTTGAATCTAAATATTGTTTTAATTCATTATATCTATTAGAATAATAAGCTCCATAATTAGTAGATGGATCACTTTTAAGCATATCTCCAGCAACTCCAAATGGTAGTATTTCTAAAGCATCTTGGTCTAATTCAAATATATATGTGTCATCATCTTCATCTTCTTCAATTAGTTCAGGATATTTATAGTAATAGATTTCAACATCACCTTTATAATTTTCATCAAAAGTAATTTCTTTACCAATAATATTATAATCACAACCTATAATTTTATTTACTTGATACATTGTATCTGGCATTGTATAAACATTACCTGTTTGGCTTGTTTCAGTATTATAAGTTATTTTATCTGGTATTTTTTTAATTCTAGCAAGTTCATTTTGTACTATATTAATACAAGTATTTATTTTTTTCTCATAATCAGGATCATCTGTTAAATGTTCTGTAGTATCTTCACTTAATTCTTCTATAAGTCTATATACTTGTTCTTTTATTTCTTTTAGAGTCATATTATTCCTCCTTTGGATTCATATCTGTATTATCTTTATATATCTCTTTAATATCTTTTATTTCAGCTTCTAAGTCTTTCATCTTATATACTGCTACATTAGGTATTATATAACCTTGTAATTCATTCCATATAAGAATAGTACCTTCTGGTATTTCTTGTACCATTTTGCTATCTTCAGTACTTTTAACACCATCAAATTCATCTTCCTTATGTACTATTGTAGTAAATACTAAGTTTTTTAATGTTTGGTGTACTGATTTATCATCTGTCCACTCATCAAACTCTGTTTCTTTGGTTATTGTTCTACCATAATGTTGATGTAAGTTTGGTCTTACAATAAATAGTTCATTATTCTTCATATTTCCTCCTTTGGTCGTGTTTTTAGGAATTGCACCTAATATACTACTAACACGATAAAAAAGGGCTATAAAGCCCTTAAATTACATTGCTGTTTTTAATACATAGATTTCATCTGGTCTAACAATTTTAGCACCAAATACATAAAGTCCTTTTAATGCATCTTGGAAAGCATCATGTGGTCTATATGCTTCTACTTTATCAATTTGTTCAGCAAATGCAATAGCTTTATCAGTTCTTAATACATTGTAATATGTATCATCTGTAGAACCAGTTCCTACTTTACCAGTTGGAAGTAAGTTTTCAATACATACATAAGCATTATCTACTTTACCAACTGCACCTTTCTTAAGGATTTCTGGATTATCAGTAGATAATTCAGTTAATGCTTGACGATAGATTGTGAATACTTTTGGTGCTACTTCAAAGTAAATTGTTGAATTTACTGGAACATTTTTACCATATAAGTATGCAAATCCATCTTCTAATTTTTCTACTGCGTTAGATTTAGTTAATGAAATAACTGTAGCACTTTGTCCTAGTGGATTAGAAACAGCTTCTACACCAGCTTCAATTAGAGATGCTACATATTTATCTCCTTCTTCAGCAAGTCCTAAAGCAGCTTGTCTTGAAGCATCTTCCATAAGTCCTGGTACTGATTGTGCTTTATCAATATCTTCTACTTCAAAATCGAAATATCTGTATTGATTTAGTTCTAATAATTGACTAGCATCTGTTAATCCTTCTCTAGTTAATGAAGTTCCTGGTACATAAGTTCTAATTGTAGGTCTAGTTACACTTAATATTTTTACTTCCTTTGCATTTTTTGAATCTTTTTCATATTGGAAATCACAGTGATTTCTTAATGAAGTTATAGTTTTTAATTCTTTTTGAATTGATTTACTCCAAATTGTTTGTTGGAAATTTGTTACTGCCATTTATAATCATCTCCTTCTATTTTTTAATTTTTCCCAAGTTTATTCAAAATAGTTTCCTTTGTAATTTCTTGTCATTGAATTTCTTACTGCTTCATAAACTTTTGGATCATCTAATTGTTCATCAGTTAATTTAGAAATCTCTTCAGGAGTATAGTAATCTTTGACAATACTTACATCACTATTTTTCATGCTACCTGGATTTTCTTTGACAGTTTTTGGTTTGTTCTTCATATACATATCGTATATTTCAGATATTGGTACATCATTAGCAAATTTCTTTCTAAAATCGTTAAATGATTTGTCTGAAAGTATTTCTTCTTTTGCACCTAGTTTTAATAATTCTGTTTTGTCTTTTTCATGTGTTAGATAATTTGCTAACTCTTGAAATTCGACTTTTTCTTGGTGGTTCATATTATCCCAGCCTATAGAAGCTAATCTATTTGCTTCATATTCTATGGTTTTAATATCACCTGTATCAATTATTTCTTTAGCATCATCACGAGCTAATACTTCTAATT